CTGCGTCGGCTGGTCGTCGGGGTCGTCGGGCTGCGCGCCGTTGCCGGTGCGCTCGACGAGCTCGTCGGTCACGGTCATGTCCTCGAGCGGGGTCGGGTCGCTCACGTGGTCGCCTCCTGCGGTGTCGAGTCCGGCTCGGCGGGCGCCGGGTCGGGGGTCGGCTCGGGCTCGGGTGCCGGCTCGGACGGCGCCGGCTCGGGCTCGGGCTCGCCGGCGGGCGCGTCGCCGACGTCGACGGGCAGGTCATCCCGCAGGGACACCTCCTGATCGCCAACGTCGGGCAGGTTCAGCACGTGCACCGTCGCGCCCACCTCGGGCCGCTCCCCCGTCTCGGGGTCGGGGTCGCCGCTTGTGTACCCGGTCCGCACCGCGGCGGCGGTGAGGGTCGCGGTCGCCGGCTGCTGATCCCACGGCCACGCGAACTGCACCTCGCGCCCACGGTGCTCGTCGGTCAGTGCCGCCCATGTCGTGTCGGTCATGTCGTGATCCTGCCCCGTCAGACGTCGAGCGGGTCGGCCAGCTGGTAGACGGCGCCGAGACTGATCGCGTCACCGACAGCGATGTTCGCGCCGGGGGCGGTGCCGCTGATCGCGACGGTGCCCGACCCGGACGGCATGTACCCGTTCGTCATGCGCCCGACCGACCCGCTGACGAGGGTCGCGGGTCCCGCCGACTCCCAGCCGGCGGGCAGCTGGCACACGGGACCGTTCGACACGTCGCCGGTAACGGGCACGGTCAGCGCGGTGCCCGTCTTGGTCGCCTCGACGTAGACGGACGCCATGCCGTTTCCGAGCGACGTCAGTCGCATGAGGGTCACCGACCACCCGGTGCCCGACGTGAACCCCGTCGTGACGGTCGCGGTCGCCCCGCCGATCAACTGCCACGCCGAGCCGTCGGACACGTACAGCCGCCCCGTGGTCAGGTCGACGACCCGGAACCCCCCGTGGAACACGGTTACGCCGGCGGCGCGGGCGGTGGTGTCGTACCCCCTGATCCCGCCCGAGCCCGCGTTCGTGTACGCGTCGGTGATCTGCCGCCAGTTGCCGGTCGCGTCGCGCATCATCAGGCACGAGTACGCGGTCGCCCACACGAGGTCGGTCACCTGCGCGCCCTGGTCGGCGGTGGGCAGCGGCATGCCCGAGCTGCCCCAGAACCGCCCGCCTCGGATCGGGGCGCGGTCGTCGACGACGGCGGTTAGCGGGGCGCCGCTGTTCGCCGGTGTCGTCCAGTGAAACAGCGGCAGGTCCCACGTGCCGTCCTCGTTCTGTTGCAGCGCGGGCAGCGCCGGCGCTGCAGCTGGCACGCCCTGCAGCACGATCGGGGTCACCGTCTTGCCGGCGAGGTCCCGGCGCAGCACAAGCCGGTCGAGGCGAGCCTGCGCCGACGTGTTCGCGGGCACCGCGTACGTCCACGCCGTGCCGGTCCGCTCGTACGCCGCGCCCCTCACGTGCGCCCGCCCAAGCCCCATCGTCACCGTCAGCCCGGACACGGTCAGCGACAGGTCGCCCGCGGCCGGGTCGGTGAACACCGGACCGAACACCCCCGACAGCGGGGACCGCGCCCACGCGTCGCGGAACCACTGCGCCTGCATCCACGTGACCGTGTCGAACGGTCCGAACACGTCGGGCATGTCGTCTCCCTGCCTAGTTGCGGACGAGCCGGGCGAGCCCGGTCGACACCTTCGCGAGCGCCTTCTGCGTCGGGCCTGGTCGGATCGCCTTCGCTTCCGCCGTGCCGACCGCCGGGGTGATCTTCTCCCGCCCCTTGCTGTCCACCTCGAACGCGACCTCGCGCACGAGGTCGGCGACGGTCGCCACGGTCAGCCCGCCGGGCAGGCCGACGTGCACCGTCACCCGGTCGCCGAGCCCCCAGTGCACGCCGTACTGCTGCGACTCGCTGTCCGCGGTCTGCGTCGCGAGCGACACGGTGCCGATGCCCTGCGCGACCGCGTCGACCGCAGCCTGCTGCAGCTCGGCGGGGTCGTCCTCGCCGCTGTTGTCGAGCAGCTGTTCGATCCGCCGACCCCACGCGAGGTCGCCCGCCGAGCTCGACGCCGTCCACTTCCGCACCCGGTTGTGCAGCGTGCCGGGACCGGCGCTGATCGCGAACGTCACCGACGGTGGCATCTGCTCGTAGTCCCACCCGGTGAGATTCGTCAGCGACGCCGAGAACCGCACATCAGCGGACAGGTCGCGGGGCGCGTAGACGTCTGCGCGCAGCCCGTCGGCGGTCGTCACGAGACGCACCCCCAGGTCGGCGCCGGACAGCACCCCCCACGCGGTGAGCGTCTCAAGGGTCGGCGCCCACTGTTCGCGCCACAGCCGCGAGGCGCCGACGTGCGGGTCGGCGCCCATGACGAGCGTCGGAACCCGGCGGGCAGCCTGCGCGCCCCACCCCGCCTGATCGCGGATCAGCCTCCACATGGCGGTGCTCGCGACCCCGGTGTACTGCCAGTAGTCCGCCGACTGCTCGTCGGGGGCGGCGCCCGGGCTCGGGTACACGAGCCGGTCGGCGAGGTGCTGGTCGTCGCCGAGCATCTGCACGGTGATCGTTGCCGCGCCGTCGGCGTCCCACCCGATCTGCCGGCTCGACCCGACGAGCCCGCTGAACTCCTGCCGACCGTCGCGCTGCAGCACCGCGCCACAGCCGGGCGCGAGTCGCCCGTACGCGTGCGGGCTGTACGGCACGGTGAGCGAGCACGCGTCGACACCCAGGTGGCGCAGCACGCCCTTCGTGCTGATGATCGGCAGCCCGCCCGACAGTTGGTACCCCCGGTCGCGGGTGAACGCCTGCCAGTCGTGCCCGGTCACAGTGCGCCGCTGTACAGCCGGTCGGCGGTGAGCTCGACCATGCTCGCCGCGCCGGCGCCGGACAGCAGTACCGACACCTCGTTGACGCCGTCGACGAGCGGCCACATCGCGGGGTCGGACCCCAGCGACCCGAACAGCGACTCGCCGAGCACGAGCGACCGGTCGGGGTTGCGGGTCGCGCGGCGCACCGACTGATAGCCGGGGCGAGTGTCGATCACGACGAGCTCGCCGTCGCCGATCGCAGCGTTCAGCACGAGCGAGCGGGTCACGGGCGCGACCGTGCCGTCGGGCTGCACCGCGTCGTAGGTGTTCGACAGGGTCAGCTGCGACCCGGGTCCGGTCACCACCCACAGCGGGAACGTCCGCGAGTCGGTACCGGACAGGTCGACCGACCGGGCGCCGCTGACCGTCGTCGCCGACAGGTTCAGCGGGAAGAACGGGAAGAACGCCTGCGCCGCCGCAAGCGACCACGACTCGGACAGCGGATCACCACGCCACCACGGCGACGGCGACCAGAACTCAAGCGCCGTCCGGTACCGGGTGACCCGGTACGTGCCCGACTCAAGCCCCTTCCGGTAGTAGCACGGCAGCCGGCGCTCGCTGCCGTCTGCGCCGATCGCGCGCAGCACGCCCATGCCGGCGCGGGGGCGCAGCGCATGCGCCAGCGCCCGCACCCGGTTACGCAGCTCGTCACCGCTCGAGGCGACAAGGTCGAGCGCGAGCGTCGGGGAAGCGGGCAGCGCGGTGACCTGCTGCAGCGTCTCGCCGTCGACGCCGGCGAACCCCTGCGTCGCGAACTCGTACTCGGGTGCGAGCTGACCCGACGTGCCCTCGCCGAGCACGTACGTGCCGGCCGACCATGCGGACAGGTCGGTGACCGACCCGTCAGCCGCTGACCACAGCCACCGCGTCATGCGCCCGCCCCCGCGAGAAACTCGTCGGTCGCCTGCTCGCGTCGCACGATCGCGGCCACCTCCTGCGGTCCGACGACCCCGGACACGTTCACGGTGCGGACACTGCTCACTGCCGCCGGCGCAGCATCGGCGGCGGTCGCGTCGTACCGCGGCGCCCGGTAGCCGAGCCCACCCGAGCCGGTCACGCCCGTGTCGATCCCGGCGCTCGCCTGCATCTGGTCGAACGCTGCCGTGTCGGCGAGCGCCGCGAGCTCGGATGCGACGACCGGGCGCATCGCACCGATGCCGTCGGCGAGCCCCTGCCCGATGTTGTTGCCGATCCCGGCGAACACCCGGGACGGCGACCTGATCCCGAGCTTCGCCTTCACCGCGTCGGTGAGCTGCGTGGCGAGCCTCTCGGCGGCTGCCTTGAGCGCGCTGCTCTTGGCGGCGAGCCCGTTCACGAGCCCAGCAGCCGAGTCGACCCCCGCCTGGTACAGCTCTTTCGCCGCGTCGGTGCCGAGCCCGGTCGACTGCTTCGCGATCTGCTTCGACAGGTAGTTGACCGACCCGACCGCCTTCGCCCCGCCCGACAGCAGCGCGTCAGCGGTCGCCGTCCCGCCCTCAACTCCCGCGTCCGCGATCTGCTTGTACATGTCGTCGGACAGTCCGAGCTTCGCGAGCTTCGCGAGCTTCGTGCGGAACGCGGTGATCGCGGCGAGTCGGGTACGCAGGTCGTCGACGAGCACCGCACTGCTGCCGCCCGTCTTGATCGACGTCACGTCCGCGTAGGACCGGGCGGCGTCGGTGATCGCGCCCCGATAGTCGTTCCGCAGCTTCACCGCGTCCGCGAGCCGGTCGCGTGCCGCCTCGAGCTGCGTCGCGACCGCCTCGCGCCGCTTCGCGAGCGTCATCAGTTGGTTGTCGGCTCGCTTCATCGCCGACGCGAACGAGCTCGCCGCAGCGAGCGCCGCAGCGTTCTGCTCCTCGACCCCCCGCACCTCGGCTTTCATCTCGGCGGTGATCCTCGCGATCGCGTTCACCCCCGCCTGCTTCACCCCCGCGTACAGGTCGGCGTTCCGCGCCTTCATCGCTGCCCGCGCCTTCGGGTCCTTGATCGCCTCGACCTGCTGCTGCAGCATCCGCTTCACGCCCGCGTTCGTCTTGCTGATCTGCGCCCGCGCCGCAGCGAGCTCGTCGGCGTTGCTGTCCTTCGTGGCCTTGAGCCGGGCCGCGTTGCCCTCCTTCGCCGCGGCGAGCACCTTCGCGTTCAGGTCCTTGATCCCCGCGCTCGCCTCGGCGACCGTGCCGTCGATCGTGCTCGCGAACCCCGACCGGACGAATCCCGCGAGGTCCCTGCCCGCCTTCGTCACGCCCGGTTCCGTGCCGCCGATCCCGACGATCAACCCCTCGCCGATGAACCGCCCGTACTGCGCGAACACCTTGGACGGCGACGCGATCCCCAGCGCCGACTCGAACGGTCCCCTGATCCACCCCGGCACCATGTCGAGGAAGAACCGCCCGATGTTGCGGAGCATCGACCCCGCCCCGTTGATCAGCCCTTGGATCAGGTCGGTGCCGGCGCTGTACAGGGTCGAGCCGAACCCGCCGAGCGCCCCGGCGACCTTGCCCGGCAGCCCGGACACGAACGACACGGCGGTGCTGATCCCGCTCGACACGGCGCCGGTCAGCCGCGACCACGCCCCGGTGACGGCGGACACGGCACCGTTCCACGCGTTGACGGTGAACGTCTTGATCTTGTCCCAATTGAGGACGATCAGCGCGACGAGCCCGACGACCGCCGCGATCACCCAGCCGACTGGCCCCATCGCGATCAGCCACGCGGCAGCCATGCGTCCTGCCTGCAGCATCGACTGCACGCCCATGAGCACCCAGCCGGCGACGACCCGGGCAGCGGACACGGCGAGCGACGCGGCACCGCGGGCGGCGCTCGCGATCATCTGCGCCGTCCAGACGCCCGCGATCTTCGCCCCGTTCAGCGCCGCCTGCAGCGACATGAGCGCCCAGCCGGCGACCACCCGGGCAGCGGACAGCGCCAGCGACGCGGCGCCCCGCGCAGCGGCGAGGACCATCTGCACCGTCCACACCGCGGCGACCTTCGCCCCGTGCAGCACGGCGGCGACGCTCATGTACGCCCAGCGGGCGACCACCTGCAGCGCGCTGCGCTGCGTGGCCGCGGCGCCCGTGTTGCTCGAGGTGACGACCGACAGCCACGCGAGCGCGTTCTGCCCGGCAGCCATGATCGCCCGCGCGCCCCACACGAGGAACGCGGCGCCGAGCACCCCGGTGATCGCGTACGCGATCGCGGTCACCGTGCCCTCGTGCTCGGACAGGTAGCCGAACAGCGAGCCGAGCGCCGGCAGCACGGTGCCCGTCACGAACGACGACGCGGTGTCGAGCGCCGGCTGCAGCTTGTCCGACACGGACGCGGCCAGGTTCTGCACCTTGCCCTGCCAGCCCTCGGCGTCCGTCTTGCCCTGCGTGAACCCGGCGAGCAGCGCGCCGACCCCCTGCGTCGCCGCCTGCTGCGCGCCGCGCTTGAGCGTCTCGAGCCGCGGCCCGAGCCCGCTGGACAGCGTCGCGTCGAGCGCCGCCGCGGTGCCCGACACCCCCTCGAGCTCGCCGTTCGCCATGCTCACCGACTGCAGGAACTGCGGAATCTGGTCTACCGACAGGTCCTCGAGCGGCGTCCCGAACAGCGCGATCGCGTTGTTCGCCCGGGCGACCGGGTCCTCGATCCCGAGCAGCCCGGCGGCGACCTGCTGCGTCGCCTCCTGCGCGGCGGGTCCGCCGGCGACGAGCTTCGCCGCCATGTCGTCAGCCGACAGCCCGATCGCTTCGTACGCCGACACGGACGCCTTCGACATGTCGGTGCCGCGGATCGTGAATTCCTTGAGCGCGTCGCCCATCTTGTCGAGGACGATCGGCCCCCGCTGCGCGGCGTCGACGAGCAGCGCCATGCTCTGCTCGCCCGAGTAGCCGAGCGCGCGGAAGTTGGTCCCGTACTCGTCGAGGATCGCGGGCAGCTCGTCGCGCATCGCCGCCGGCACCTGCTGGTACGCGGCGGTCATCAGGTCGAACCCCTCGGTCGCGTCCGCGACGAGCCCGTTCCGAATCAGGATGCCGACCGACTGCGCGGCGCCGGCGACGTCGGTGTCGAACGCGCTCGCGAAGTTCAGCGCGTCCCGGGTCGCGGTGCCCATCGCCTCGGACCCGACGTCGCCGAGCCCGTCGATCGACGAGGCGACCACGCCGACCGCCTCGTTCACCGACTCGAGGCTGTCGCCGTAGTTGCCCGCGTAGAGGCTGCCGGCCAGCTTGCCCGCCGCTGCCGACTCGGCGGGGTCGAGCCCGAGCTGTGCGGTCAGCTTCGTGTTCGCGCCCTGTGACTCGAGCATGCTCACGAACGACGCGCCGACCGCCAGCCCGGCGCCGGCAGCGACGCCGGCGAGCTTGCCGAACATGCCGCTGACCCGGTCGCCGAGCCCGTCGGCGCTGTCGCCCGCTCGCTCCATGCTCTCGCCGACCTTGCCGACCTCGGACGACGCGCGGTCCCGGGCGAGCAGGTCGAACACCATCGACAGGTCAGGCACCCGCGATCACCGCAGCCCGAGCTCGTCGGCCCACCGCTCGAGCCCGTCGAGCAGCTCGCGCCGCACCTGCGGCGCCCGCTCCTCGATCGTCTCGCGGAAGTACCCGACCGCCTCGGGGAACCGCTGCACCGCCATGATCCGGCGCCCCTTCTCGTTGCGGAGCGGCTGCCCGTCCGGGCCCGGCACGGGGTGCGCGATCCGCCCCTGCGTGTCGCTGCGGGGGTCCGAGCGGTTCGCCCGGATCGACACCCCGGCGGTCGTTAGTCCCGTCTTGGCGACCGTCCGGTACCGGCTGCCCTTGGACATGTGCCGGTTCAGCCCGCCCCGGGTCGGGAACCGTGACGCCGCCTGCCGGCGCACCGCGGGCAGGAGAGGCTTCGCCGCCGTCCTCATGTCCTTCAGGAACCGCTTACGCAGCTCGCCCTTCGCCTCCCGCTTGAGCTTCGCGCTCATCTCGTAGAACACCCGAGCGCCCATGTCGGCGTCTCCTGCCACGTCCTCACCCCCCCAGCCCGAGCGCCGCGATCAGCGCGGCCTGCTCGGGATCACGTTCGCGTCGCTCGGGTCCCTCGCCGAGCAGCCGGTCGAGCTTCCCCCGTTCACTCTCGAACGTGGGCAGCGTGACCTTCTTCGTGCTGTTCACGGCGAACACGGCAGCGATGTGCCGCTCGGTCAGCACGTGCCGCTCGAGCCGCTCGACGAGCAGCGTGTACACGAGGTCGCAGCCGTCGCCCAGCGTCAGCCGGTCGAGGACGTCGTCGACGCTTCCCGGGCGCGCTTCACCACGAGCGCCAGGTCGGGGCGCCCCCGCTGCTCGAGGTCCTCCTGCACACCCCGGTCGCCCTGCCGGATCGACGAGCCCGGCGAGGACGATCCGCCCGCCGAGCTCGTGCCGGTTGTCGAGCGCCCACCCGGCGAGCCGGACGGCTGCTGTGTAGGGCGCGCGGCGGCTGCCGTGATCGCGTCGGTGACGACCCGCATCAACTGCTCGCCGTCGGCGCCGACGTCGTTCGCGTGGTCCTCGAACGCCTCCCACGAGTCCTCGTCGATGCACGAGCGCAGCAGCTTGTACAGCGCCGCGAGCCCCTCCATGTCGTCGCTCGTCTTGCCGGCCTTCGCGATCGTGGCGAACTTCATCAGCGCCAGCAGCGACACCCCCTGCTCGCGGATCGGGAACCGCTTACCGGCGAACTCGACGGTCGGGACGAGCACGGCGCGCTCGTCGGCGCTCTCCTCGACGAGCTCGACCGGCTCGCCGATCTGCGGCAGCGTCGCGGTCACAGCCCGGCCCGCGCGGTGCCAGCGGCCCACATCTTCCACGGGCGCAGCCCGGTGCTCGGCTGCTCGAACGCGAACTCGCACGGGATCAGCGCCTTGTCGGGGGCCTGGTGGAAGTCGCTCGACACCTCGCCGGTCTGGAACGCCTGCCGGCCCAGCAGACGCACGGTGCTGTCGGTGCTCTCCCACATCACCTGGCACCGCACCTCGCTGCCCTCGACGGGCGGCTCGAGGGTCGACAGCTCGCTGCCGGCGGTGCCGGTCGGCGCGATCGCGGCGACCCCGCCGTTCAGCGCGCGCCGGTAGTTCGACAGCGTCCACGAGGCGAGCGCGAACGCGAGCGAGGACGAGCGCCCGGTCACGACGTTGCGGATCGCCGACAGGAACTCGGCGACGGTGATCGTGTCGGTGTCGACGCTGTCGGAGAACGTCGAGCCCTCGTCGGTGGGTCCGAGCAGCAGCCACGCCGGCGGCAGGGTGTCGGTGAACTTGCCGGCGGTGACGGTCGGGGTCGGCTCGGCGGTGCCGAGCGCGGACACCCACAGGATGCCGGGATCGGTGAGGATCTGCGGCTGCGGGACGGTTCCGGGCATGGGGGGTCAGCCTCTCGTGAGCGGGGTCGGGGTTCGGTCCGGCGCGGCGGGTACCGCGTCAGCCCTCGGTCGTGACGATGGGGGACGGGCTCGAGACGAGCGGCGCCCCGACGGTGTTCGGGTCGACGGTCGGCGCCTCGGGCTGGTTGACGGTCGCGCTGTCCTCGTACGCGGTGGCCTGCTCGTCGACGAGGTCGGGCAGGACCCAGCGCCCCGCGGCGGGGTCGTCGCCGACGGCAGACGCCGGCACCGGGTCGCCGACGTTGTACGCGCGCACGCCGTAGTAGTCGATCGGGACGCGGGCGACGTAGGTCGTCCATTCCTTGAGCTGGTCCGCCTCGTACTCGTCGGCGGTGGTGGGCTGCTCGGTCTGTCGCTGCCGGGTGGTCATGGTCGCGCCCTTCATCCGTAGGTCACTGCGGTGTACGTGATCGTGACGACCGCGCTCGCGGTCGCCCCCGCCCGGGTCGTCGTCAGCACGACGTCGGCGGCGAGACTCAACGACGAGCCGGCCAGCAGCGCGGGCTTCCCGTCCGGCCCGGTCAGCGTCGGGTCGCGGGACAGCCACACGGACCACGGCAGCAGCAGCTCGAACGCCGCGGTGCGCGCGGTCGCGATGTTCGCCGCGGTCACGATCAGCTCGCAGCCGATCGACCCCGCCTCGCGGTTCTGCGACTGCGCGAGGTGCACGGGCTCGAGGTGCACCGCGGCGCCGTCCTCGCTCGAGACGTACCCGACGGTCGCCCAGCGGCGCGAGTCGTCCCGTGACGTCTTGGCGCCCTCGAACACGGTCGTCGCGGGGCGGGTGCCGGCGGCGTCCCACCCCTCGAGCGTGGGCAGCTTCGCGACGATCGCGCCGATGATCGCGGGGGCGGCGAGCTTCACGCGATGCCCGGCAGTCGGTAGGGGGTCAGGAACTCGGCGACCCGGTTCGGCAGCGCGAACGACGGCAGCGGCACGTCGTCGTCGTCGACGGGGTTCACGGTGGCGCGCTGCGTGTCGTACACGTGCGCCGCCCAATCGAGCGCCGCCGACTCGAGCGCCGCCGGCCACGGGCTGCCGGTGCACTCGACCGACCACGTGCCGCGCGTGCCGACCGGGACGACGACGAGCCCGGCGAGCGGGTCCGCGGCCACGGGCTGCACGGCCAGCCCGGCGGGGTCCCGCACAGCGCCGATCGCGGTCAGCCGGGTGTACGGCAGCGACAGCACCGGTGAGCCGCCGCTGACCTGCGCGGTCGCCGTCCGGTCGTCGAGCCACCCCGTCATCCGGGTGACCTCCTGCACGGCGGTGTCGAGCGCGCGCTGCAGCTCGCGCCGGCGCGGGTCGTTCTCGGGCGGCAGCTCGGGCATGTTCAGGTGCTCGCGGAGGTCCTCGAGCTCGAGCGCCACCGTCAGCCCTGCGTGCCGTCGGTGGCGGCGACGACGTCGACCGCGGGCACGGGTGCAGCGGTGCCCGGTTCGGCGACCGTCACGACGGGGGCGGCGGGCACCGCGGCGGCGTCGACCGGGTCGGCGGGCGCAGCGCCGGCACGGGCACCGGTGCGCTTGCGGGTCGCCCGGCGACCGGACGCCGTCGAGCCGGTGCTGCGGCGGGACGGCGCCGGCGGCGGCACCGCGGCGCGCTTGCCGGGGGTCGGGCTCGCGACGTCGGGGCGGGGGTCCCGGCGCTGCGGGTCCTCGGCAGCCTCGCGGCGCTCGCGTCCCGCGTCGGCGTTCGACCGCGCCCACGCCGCCATGTTGCGCGCGTTCCGTCCGCCGTCGAGCGCGCGCCCCTCGGCGGCGTCCCGGTCGAACTGGTCGGCGAGGTCGTCCCACGTCCACCCGCGCTGCTGCATAAGCGCGAGGTAGTTCGCGCTCACGTCTCCCGGTGCTGTCACGGCCACTGCTCCTGTCGGTGGTGCGGGGCGCCCGCCGACCGGCTGTGGTCCAGCCGGCGGGCGCGTTCCGGTCAGTCCGTGCTGCTCTTGCCGGACGTCTTGCCCGAGCTCGGGGTCGACGCGGGCGCGGACGGCGCCGAGCTCGCGTCGCCCGTTGAGGCGCCACCCGACGGGGCGGCGTCCTTCGCCTCGTCGGTCAGCTTGCCCTCGGCGTCGGTCTGCTCGGCAGTCGCCTGCTGCTGCTCGGCGACCGCCGGGTCGACAGCGGCTGACGTGCTGGTCGGCGCCGGCAGCGGACCGCTGTTGGGCAGGAACCCGAGCGTCGGGTCGACGGACGGGGCGACGAGCGCCGCGGCGACCTCCTGGTCGGCCCGCGCCTGCGCGGCGACCCCGACCTCGACGAGCGCCTGGTCGCCCTGCACTGCCTGCTGCGGGTCACGACGAGCCGACTCGAGCGTGCGCCCGATCAACACCTGCATGCCGGTCGGACCGGTGCCGACGCCGACGTCGGCGCCCTCGAGCCACCCCGCGAGGTGGTCGTACCCGTCGAGCGGCTGCCGCTCGTGCAGCTGCTCGAACTGCTCGACGAGCTCGTCGCGCACGGCGTCGGGCTCGACGCCGCGCGTCGCTGCCTGGTCCCTGATGATCGTCAGGTAGTTGTCCCGGGTCGCCGACGGCACGAACATGCCGTGATCGACGGGGTTCTCGGTGGGCAGCGCCGTGGTGCTCGCCTGCTGCACCGCCTGGTCGGCGGGCGGCTGCGTGGTCTCGGTCATGTGCTGATCCTCCTCGGATCGGGTGAGAGGTGCGGTTCAGGTCCGGCGCGCGGGTCCGGTCAGAACGTGGGAGCGACGAGCCCGTTCCCGGCGACGGTGTCCGCACCGCCGACGCGAGCGACCGCCTGCGGGTACCGACCGGCGGTGAACGCTGCGTACCCGTACGCGATCAGCTTCACGGTGAGGTTCTGCCCCAACGTCTGCTCGAACCGCAGCTGCCGCGGCATGCCGTCGCCCTCCTCCCAGAGCAGCGTCTGGTCGTTGTCGAGGATCAGCACCGGGTCCTCGAGGTTCGTCCCGACGTTGGTCGGCAGGTTCGCGTCGGTGATCACGGGCAGCCCCTGCATGCTGCCGACCGGGATCGCCTGCCGGTAGTCGGTCTGGTCGTTGCCGCCGCTGTAGGCGCCGGGGTCCGCCGTGCCGAGCGCGTTCATGCCGGCGGCGCCGTTCGGGGTGACGAGCGGGCGACCGCTCGTGTCCGACAGCGACGTGAGGTACCCCCAGCGACGGGGGTGCATCACGAGCAGCTTCGGCGTCACGCCGACACCTGCACCCGCGACCCCCGCGATCCCGCCGGCGACCTTCGTGTTCAGCGACTGCGCGGTGATCGCAGCGCCGAACGCGGTCATCATCACGATGCCCGCGGTGTTGAGCACGCCGAGCATCTGCCCCGACGCACCCGAGCCGGCGGCGACCTGCCGGTCGAGCTCGGCGTGGTACTGCGCGGCGAGATCCATGTACACGATCTGGTCGATGCCGGGGGTGCCGCGCTCGAGCGACTGCCGGCTGACGTCCTGCTGTCCGCCGATCGTGGCGACCGGCACGGTCAGGTTCGTCCACACCTCGTCGACGTTGGTCAGCGCGCTGTTCTCGGTGGCCTGCGAGCCGACCGACGCCGCAGTCGTCCCGCGCGGGATGATCAGCGTCATGCCCTGCTCGGGCAGCGGCAGCCGGGCGACGGCGTTCGCGAGCGGGCGACCGCCCCGCATGACGCGGGCGGCGAGCCCGATCAGGTACTGCGGGATGACGAGCCCACCGAACGAGCCGGTGCCGACGGCGCGGGCCTGCAGCTCGCCCTCGGCGCGCGCCTCCTCGCCGTGCCGCTGCAGCCGCTGCTGCGCGGACAGGTCGCCCATCTGCGACGCACGGAACGCGTCGACGAAGAACGACACCTCACCGCGGCGGTCGAGGTCGGGGCGGTACGTGCGCGCGTCCTGCACGTGCGCGCCGCCCTCGGGGCGACCGGTGTTGCCGAGCTCGGCGCGCAGCGCGGCGGCGTTCGCGTTCCGCGTCTGCTCGTCGAGCGCGGACCGCAGCGCCTCCTGCTGCTGGTCGAGGTCGGCGTCGACGCCGACGATCGCGTCGCGGGCGGCGCGCAGCGCGGTCGCCTCGACCTCGGTCGCGGTCGCGTCGGCGCCGCGCCCGGTGATCGCCGAGCGGGTGGCGGTGATCGTGCTCTCGTGCGTCGCGCGCTGGTCGAGCAGCTCGCGGATACGTGCCCTGATCTGGTCGGGGTTCACGGGGGTGACCTCCTGCGGTCGTGTCTGCGGGGTGGGGGGTCGCCGTCCGTCAGGTGAGCGGCCAGGTCGGGCACGTGGCGCGACGCAGCCCTCGGCGCAACGTGGGCAGGTCCGGCGCCCCGGGGAAGCGAGGCGCCGGACGTCAGTGTGCCGTGTTCAGTCCTGAACGCGCAGTGAGCGGGTGCGGGGCGGCGAGCTCGGTCAGCGCGTCGAGCTCGGCGCGGGACATGCCGAGCCCGGCGGTGTCGAGCCCGGCACGGTCGGCGCGGGCAGCCGACCGGCGGGCGGTGCGCTGCTCGAGGCGGTCGGCGAGCGCGCGCGCCTCGTCGTCGTCGAGCCCGTCGACGTCGAGGTCGGACCCCGCGCCGTTGAGCACGAACGTGTCGGGGTTGGCGCCGTAGTTCACGACGCTGACGTCGCCCCGGTCGAGCTCGACCTGCTCGATCCGGTACGCGGTGTACCCGGGGTCCCAACTGCCGCGGACGATCCGGAACGCAAACGACAGCTCGGTGAGGTCGCCGCGGCGCAGCCCGCTCGCTATGTCGCGCACGGTGCTGTTCGCCGTGTCGAGGTCGGCGTCGACGAGCAGCCCGGTGTCGTCCTCCTCAAGCCGCAGCGTGCCGCTCGTGGTGCGGGCGAGCGTCATGCCCCCGTGGTTGAGCAAGAACGCGACGTCAGGGTTCGCGGCCAGCGTGGGACCGAACGCGCCGCGCGCGATCGTCTCGGTGTACTGCCCGTACCAATCCCACATGTCGTACGCCGTTTCCGTCACCGACGCGTACCCGCAGAAGTTCAGCGCCGCGGCGTCGCCCTCACCCTCGGCGCGCACTTCGACGCCGTGCAGCATGGCGCGGGCGACGGGTCGGCTGCCTTGCTGCTCGGTCGAGCGGCGCGACCGGGGGCGGTCAGCCGGCGCCGCGTACCCGCCCGACTGCGCCCGCAGCGCCGCGGCGGCGCCGCGGGTGGTGGTCCTCATGCCAGCGGCGCCGGCACGTCGGCGACGTCCTCGTCGTCGTCCTCGCCGAGCGGCGGCGCGAGCGGGGTGCTCGAGGTCCCGCCGACGCTGTCCGCGATCGGAGTGTCGGACTCCTCGGGGGTGCCGACCTCGACCGTCACCTCGCTGATCGCGCCGGCGCTGTCGCGCACCGCGTACAGCACCGACTCGATCAGGTCCTGCACGGGCTCGGGGGCGGTGAGCGGGCGGGACGTGTGCAGCATGCCGTCGCTGACACGGACGCTCGCGGTGTAGTTGCTCACGGGGTGGTCGCTCCTGTCGGGGTGGTGGCGGGGGTGCCGGCGCCGGGGTTGGCGCCGTCGATGTACGCGGGCGGGGTGGGGGTGCCGAGCAGCCCCGCGTCGTGCAGGTCCTCGAGCTGCTGGTCGGTCAGCGGCTCGCGGTCCTCGAGCGCCCGAATCTCGTCCATGCCGTACAGCCCGATCCGCACGCCGCGGTCGTACGCGGCGACCCGGGTCGGCAGGTCGGCACGCAGCAGCGCCCCGGTGTTGAGCTTCACGTACTGCCCGCGGACGGTGAGCCGGGACAGCGCCCGCTCGCGGCGCGCGATCGCGGGCCCGAGCCGGAACGACAGCAGGTCCTGCACGCGCTGCTCGCGGTTCGCGTAGGTCACCGACGAGCCCGACGTGTTCGCCTCGATCATCTCGCCGGGCACGTCGAACAGCCGGGCGACGTCGGTCGCCCCGTACCGCAGCACCTCGAGGAACATCGCTTCCGCGGGGTTCACCGTCAGCGGCTTGTACTGGAACCCGCTCCCGAGCACGAGCGGCTCACGTCCGCGCTGCGTCATCAGCACGCGCGCCTTGATGATCCGCGCCTGTATCTCGTCGATCTGCTGGTCGGTGGTCAGCAGCCCGGCAGCGGTGAGCGCCTCGACGTAGTAGCTCGCGCCGTAGTCCTCGGCGTCGAGGTTGATGCCCAGCGCCCGAGCCGCTGCCGCGACCGGGGACATGCCGACCACGGACCCCGGTACCTCGTTCTGCCGCTCGTGCCACACGTCGAGGGTCGGGACCTCGCGCCCGCCGAACTTGTACCGCACCGTGCCGTCGCTGCGGGTGTCGACCCCGACGTCGTCCGGGTGCACGAGCTCGATCTGCGTCGGCAGGTAGGTGCGCGGGTCGCGGGCGAGGATGCGCCCGTACGCGTTCCCCCGCAGGTCGAGCGACACCTGCGAGGCGTGCAGCCACGACACGATGTCGAACTCGGCGGACGGCTGCGACAGCACCCCGGGCACCGCGGTGCCGACGACGCGCTGCGGCACCCCGACCCGGTCGCGGAACAACTGCACCGGAAGTGACGCGATCACGTTCGCGCGCAGCCGGACCGCGGCCCACACCGCCGGGATCGACAGCGCGCCGTTCCACCCGACG